GGCTGGTGGGGCGGTTGCCACGTTCGCCAAACGCACAATGACGACGAGCGCCGGGCGCAGTCGTTGGCTTCCTGCTGTGAGACCTGAGAGAAGCAGATCGTTTTGCAACCCAACTGCGCGTAAATCACCCCTAATGGCGGGTTGCCGCGGAAATCGCGGAAGGCCACGAAAACGTCAACATCCGGATTCTCTGCCGTCAGATTGGCAATGGGCGAGTCATTGCACGGAAGACACGAGTTTAAAACTAGGTTGCAAGGAACGATCATATAACAACGGTCCAGCCGCGTCCGCTGAGAGTGGCCATGTTCGCCGCGGATAGCGAGGTATCCAACCCCACCAAGAACACCTGCCCATTGTTTAAGCCATTAGCAACGAGTTGGCCAAGGATCGAGTTTACGGTGGCCGCGCTGAACAGGTTTACCGAAAGTTCCAAAATCACCACGCCCACCGGCAGGGTGGGAATGGTGGTGAGTTGGTTCCCGCCCACTTCCACGTCAGTCAGACTGGAAGGCAGATTGGTGATCGACGTGATGAAATTTGAGGAACAGGCGAACCGGGTCAGGTTACCCGTGGTCGGCAGCGCCGGAATGGAAATCAGGCTGTTGGAATTGACGAGGATCGTTTCGGTGTCGACCAAAAGGTTCAACCCGGTGATCGCGCTCACAGCGTGGCCGGTCACCTCGAAATAACCCATGTCGTTCAGATTGGCTGTGGACAGGAACGTAGCCAAATCGCCAGTGAAGAAGTTCCCGACGTTGTCTTCCCAATAGGCGCTGGCGGTGTCGGGCGTCCAGCTGATCGCGCTGACCGGCGGTTCCGGTTCCGGTTCCGGCTCTGGTTCAGGCTCTGGCGTTGGTGTTGGCGTTGGCGCCGCGGACGTAGAGGCGGAAGCCGATTCTGTTTCAAAGAAATTCGACGGGCCGCATACGCAACTCTTGTAGGGCTCTTTGGCCCGCGGCTGGGCGAACACGCGCAAGCCCCGCAGCCGGCACCACCCTTTGATCGTGAGCCGGATCTGGAACTGATACCCCTCGGTGGTGGGCCGGGCGTTGTTGGGTTCACACTGGTTTGGCGGCTGAGGCAATGTGACGGTGGCTTTGAAACCCTCGCAGTAGGGTTGCACCGGGTAAGCCGGGCAAGTGACCGCCTCGGGATCTTCACGGCAATCTTTGGCGGTGCATTGCTTCCAGGCGTGCCACATGATCCAACACGGATTCTGGTCCACCTTGTATTCCACCATGAAATTGACCGTGCCCAACATCTTGTCGAACCACAGTTCGAGTCCATCCAGCTTTTTGAGCATGAACGGATCGCCCCAAGTGTAGGCAGGCGTTTCGATAAACCACGTCACCCGGTCCCCATCGCCGTTGACCTGACTATCCCAGCGGTTCTGGGTGGTCATTTCCCACAGGTCAATATTCCCGGTGAGCTTGCTGACGATGAAAGAAAAACCACGCGGCAACCCGCCAAAGTCACCTGAGAGCAGCTGCAGAAAATACAAACCCTCGTACATCCCTTCCCACGCCGGCGGCATCCGGTTGCCGATGGTTCCCAGCAGATCAAAGTCCAGCAGCGTGACCGCCTGAAATGCCACCCCCTTGAGCGTCTGGAACGGGACCGCTGACTGCCAGAGCCGATTGTCGAAACTCATGCCCGTGGAAAAGCGCATTAACTCACGGTCGTTGAATTGCAACAGGCGACCGACAGGCGTGCTGATGGGCACGTTTCCCCACTGGTCGAAATAGCGCACGGCTACCGTCAAGCTGCGGATCCCGTCCATGGCTTGGTAAAACAGGTCGCCGTTGACGGGCACGACGCACCGGTCCCCCACCGAGCCGAAATCAATTTGTATCACCCGCTGCAACGGCTCGCGCAACAACTTCCACTCGGCCCGGGTCGGCGGAACGTCGGTCGCGTAAATTGACCGGCGCGTGAAAACGTAAAGCTGGCCCTGGCCAAGAGCGGTATTGAGGTTGGCTGAGTGCCGCAGGCAACGAATGTTGCCGGCCATGGTGGGAACGATGAAGGCGTCCCCTGCCAGGGAAACCGGGTTCTCGGTGTCCTTCAGAATCGAGTCCCGGTAATTATACGCCGGGGTGCCTGATACCTGGCTGCCCACAATGTCCCCGCCGGCATACTGGCGCCCGAAGGCGTACCAGATCCGGCCCATGTAATAATCCATCGGGCCAGCCGCCTTCAGTTCGTTGCCGGGATTGCCCACACCCAGAAACCCCTTGGACCGGCGCAGCGTGGCCCCATCCCAAAACAGCGGCAGGGTAGTCAGGTCGCCAGCCTGAATGACGAGGAACTGCTCGCCCTGAACGAAGAAATATTCCGGCTCGTTGGGCGGCATGGCCGTGCCGGGGAAAGCTGAGGTCAAGTTCACCACCGAGTTATCGGTGTCGACGTTGATCCGGTAAATCTGCCCGCCAATGGCAGCGATAAGGTAGGGATTTGCAAACGGCGGCTCGTAGAGGTAGGCGCCCTGAAAAATTCCCTGCCAAGGCACATTCTGAACAAGTGGCCGCCAGCCCGTGCGCTGCAACACCCCGCCACCGCGCATTGTCGCATTGGTTGCCCAAGCCAGCTGATTGCGTTTCAGTCCGGTTTCAAATCCAGGGGAAACAATTGTGGGGACAACGCCAGAGTCAATTCCGGCAATCCAATCAAGCTGGCCGTCAACAATGCGAACTGTGGTGCCGTTAGTGGCCATGAGCTTGCACGGTAAGCACTGCGCTAATAAGGTCAACTTCAATGGCCAACTACGTTTCCCTCTACGGCGCCCGCTGGGAACCTCTTCTTTCACCCGTCACCGTTGAGGCAATTATGATCCGGCGCGGTGGTCGCTGGAAGAAAACCAAGAGCGCGGAATACGTCGGCAACGGTCTTTACTTCCACTTCAAACGCTTCATCAGCTTGATTTGGCCCGAGCACATTTGGCACCGGTGGAACGAACTGGAACTGGAAGCGTACCTGAACCACCGGATCATCGGCGAGATGGGCCCGGCGTCCAGCGGCAAGACGCACTCGGCGGCCATTCACGTCCTGGCCGATTACTACGTGTGGTTTGACTGCACCACCGTGTTGGTTTCGTCCACCGAACGGGAAATGCTCGAGATGCGCGTTTGGGGTGAAATTAAGAAGTACCACCGCATGGCCAAGGACAGGTTCCCCAATATCATCCCGGGCAATTTGCTCGAGAGCCGGCTGCGCATCGTGAGCGATAGCAAATGGGACGCTGAGGACGGCCGAGATTTCCGCAACGGCATTTGCGGGGTGCCCTGCAAAAAGGGCGGCAGCTACGTCGGCTTGGGCAGCTTCGCCGGTATCAAAAACAAGCGCGTCCGCATGGTCGCCGACGAGTGCCACCTCATGCACCGGGTTTTCGTCGATGCGATCAGCAACCTGAACAAAAACGCGGATTTCAAGTGCGTCGCGCTGGGCAACCCCAAGGAAACCACGGACGCCCTTGGCATGATTTGCGAGCCTGCCGCGCACCTGGGCGGGTGGGATGGTGGCATTGACCAAGCGCCCAAAACAAAGTCGTGGGCCACCCGCTTTGATCAGGGGATCTGCGTACAGTTGGTCGGCAGCGACTCGCCCAATCTCGACGGCAAGTTGGGTATCCCGCTTATCGAGCAGAAGTCCATTGACGCGGACATTGCCTTTTACGGGAAAGACTCGCTGCAGTTCACCATGATGAACGAGGGGCGCATGCCCCGCGGCCAGGGATTGCGCCGGGTCATCACTCGCCAAATGTGCCTGAAGTTCGGCGCTATGGAAGAACCGCTGTGGAAGAATACCAACCGCACGCAGATTGCCTTTCTGGACGCGGCTTATGGCAGCATCGGCGGGGACCGCTGCATTTTCGGGCGGCTCGAGTTCGGCATGGACCCAAACGACGTCCAGCTGTTGGCGCTGTTGGAAACCATGATCGTCCCGGTGAGCGTCGAGGTGGACGAGATACCCGAGGACCAAATTGCCAATTTCGTCAAAAAGCGGTGCGAGGAAAACGAGATCCCACCGCACAATTTCGGCTTCGATTCCACCGGACGCGGGACGCTCATGGGCGCGTTCGCCAGAATTTGGTCCCCCTACGTGGTGCCCATTGAGTTTGGCGGGAAACCTTCCGAGCGCCCGGTGACCTGGCTGCCCACGGACCAAAAGATAACCTGCCGTGATTACTACTCAAAGTTTGTCACCGAACTGTGGTACTCGGTTGCCCTCACCATTCAGAGCCGCCAGTTCCGGGGCATGACCGAAGAGGTGATGAACGAGGGGTGCATGCGCGAGTGGGGATTTGTCGGGGCCAACAAGATCGAGGTTGAGCCCAAGGACAAAATGAAGCTCAAAACGGGGCGCTCGCCCGACTTGTTTGACGGCTTGGTCACAGGTGTGGAAATGGCCCGGCGGCTGGGTTTTATCATCGCCACCATTCGAGCGAAGGATTCCACCATCAAAAACGACGAGTGGAAAAACGTCTATCGCGAGCGCATGCAGCGCCTCGAGACCAACCACCGGCTCACCTACACCTGATTACTTGGGCGGCGGTTCTGCTGGCGCCGGCGATTTGGGTGTAAGGAACGCGCCAAGGCCCATGAGCCCTGCCGCGGTGAGCCATTCGCCAGCGGTCCACACACAATCTGAAGCGCCAACGTGCTTCTCAATGTAGGTGCCCAAAACCACCAACCCGGCGCAAATGATCGGCTTGGGATTGTGACTGATCGACGCGAAGAGTTCTTTCATGGTCTTTGTTCTAGCAGAATTACCCCGCGGTAAAAGCCATTCGTCATCGACGGCGCCACCGATTGGGAAATGTTGGTCCACAAGCCGCCAAAGGGACGGTCCGACTTCTGCAGGGTGAAGGTCACCACGTTGCTGTCCCGCACGCTCAAAGGCGGGGCGAAATAACGGTTGGTCCAGTTGACGGCGTTGCTGGGCAGGCTCTCGAGGCCCGCGGCGTTTCTGGCGGTGACGGTGAACACGCTCGGACCAAAGACAAAGTTGGTCACCGCTAAGGTCACCTGGCTCACCGTGCTGGTAACCATCACACCGCTTTGGACCATGGGATTGCCGCTGGCCGGGTGCCAATACAGGGTATAATTGACCACGTTGGTTTCTGGGCTTGGATCCCATCCCCAAGTGATCGTTGGAACGGGGGCAAAAACTCGAAACGCCAGCGCCAGGACGGCAGTGGCGGTGGCGGTAACTCTCACGTACCAATTAACCCATGTGCGATAAGAGCGTCAACGACACTCTTTACAACCTGCGCTAATTGAGCGGTGGTGCAGGTGCCGGTATCAAGGCCGCCGGCGTTCTTGTTGGCGGTGCCGGCAAAGGTGGTCCAGCCGGTGTTGCGCGGGCCAACCACTTGCGTGCCAGCGACGGCAAACACAGCAGCGTTGCGAGCGTCAACCTGCGCGTTGCTCACCCGCAGTGCTTCCGTGGCAACGCCAAGAATGGTGGAAATCACCCGAAGTTCCGAGGTGCGCGTGGCGTGAGCGGCCACATTCCACAAGCTCGAGAGCCGCACTTGCTGCTGGCGGTCGGTCGTGTCCGAGTCCGCCCGAAAGTCCACCGATACCCCGTCATTGACTGCCCCGCCACCGGCCCCACCGCTGGTCTCGTGGTAAGCCTCGAGCGCCACTGGCTGGGTATTGTTGTTGGCGTCAACCACATTAACCTGGGTAAACCCCGATTGAAGGATCCCGTAATTGGAATTGTCTGCCAGACGGATTTGCAGCAACCCCGCGCTCACCCCAATGGCTGGAAATGAAGCGGTGGTGCCGCCAATTTGCAGAGCTGTCTGGCTGTTGGTCAGAACGAGGGCACCGGTCATCGTGTCGCCAGCTTTTAAAACGAAGAGCATATTGGTTCCCCCGCCGGCCAGTTGGCACATTAACGAGACCTTCACCGCCTGCATTGCCCCCGGCGGGATATAAGCCAGGATGCAATTGGCTTCCTGCAGGATCTCATCCACATCGCACGGCATAAGTCAGGGCGTCAAAATATCACAGAGGATCGCCAGCTTCACAGCGGCAAGTGCGCCCGGTGGAATGCACCCCAACAGGCAACTGGCTTGGGTGATTAACGCCTGCGGGTCGGTGGAAATGACCGTGCCGTCCCGAATGGCGCAGAGCAAAACGATTTCGACGTAGGGGGCCAAGCCGGTGCTAACCAGGCAGTCAAAGCAGCTGGATTGGGAAATGAGGGTTGCCGGGTCACAAGCCATAAATCAGGCAACCTTTCGGATGCCAACGGCGCTAATTTCCAGAACGGCGTTGGCGTTGGTGAATGGCCAGTAAAAGTTGAGCGTGTCCAGCACCCCGGTGGACTCGTCGAAGAGCCCGGCAATGGTTCCAACCGATGTGCCCACAATGCCCTGCTCGGCATCAGTGGCGCTGCCAGCAGTGGTATTGGTCGCTTCCATGAGGCGCCCTATCGAGTTTTGCTGCCTGGACAATTCCACCTCGGCAGCCGCATTGCTTATTTCCATGTGGGTGTAAGTCACAGAGGAAGCCGCGTTGAGATAAACCGGACGCCAGATGTTGTAAACCAGCGCCCCGTGATACCCCTCGGTGGCCGGCAGACAGTGGCCGCTGCCGCCCGCACCCAGCAAAGTGGTGGTGTTCACGCGCCGGGTCACAAACCGGAACGCCGTGGACATGTTGTAATAGTTGATCAGCGTGCCGGCGGTGAAGGTGACGCCGTCGCCAGCGCCAGAGCCCCACCGCAAGCCGATGAAGTTTGCGCAAGTCGCGCTGGCCCCCATGTTGGTGGTTCCAGAGCAAATGCCCAAAAGAGGATCGGCAGCGGTCAGGTTGAAAGACGCCGAGCCGTTCAAGCGCCAAAGAACAGCGAGCTTTAGGCGGGACCACTTGTTTCCCCACGGCATCCGGCGACCGAACTGGCCATTGGAAATTTGCAGGGCCTGAAAAGCGCGCCCGTCGACGGCAGTGCGGGCCACAATGGTGCCGCCTGTAATCACCCCAGTGTTGCCGGCCCACCCGCTGCCGGCGTTCAAGCTGGCCACCGCGCCCACGGCGTAGCCAGAAAAATCGTCCACAGCCAGATCATCGACAACAACGCCATTGGCCAAACTGCGCAATTGAACGGCGGTGCAACTACCGGACGCCGAAGATTGGTCCAACTCAAACTGGGCAGAGTCCAAAATTGAGGTGACCGCGGTTAGTTGGGGAATGGTTTTGTTGGCCATAGTTCAATGCCAGATCCGCAGGTCACCCGCTTCCGTCGAACGAATGTCGGCCAATTCCGTAATACGGAAATCACCCGACACGAAGCCGCCACCCTCAGCCACGTCGGCCAGAGCGCCAATGGTCGCTGAGGTCAGTTGCCCGGGCGAGAGCGCCAGGAACTGTGTGGCCTGGGCAAGCAGCGTGTTTGGGTCACAACTCATCGTCGGTAAAGAGGGTAGGCAATCACCCCGCCAGGCGAGTTGGTAATCTGCGTGGCCCCTATGTCTGGAAAGCTGGTGGTGCCAACAAATAACGGACCCGCGTTCGCAAGAAAACGCCCACGCGCAGTACCTAACAACGTCGTCACGGTGTTGGTTTTGGTGAAGTTCCCCCCAGCCGCATCCACCCATGGGCTGACATCAGCAGCCAGTCCGATGCTTCCGATTTCCTCAAGCGTCGTGCCCGGCAAAATGTTGGCGCTGCCATTGCCATTAGTCGCCGTCGTGCCGGTTCCGAACGCGCAATTGATGACTGCGCCATTACGCACCAGGCTACCCGAAGAGTTGATGGCGAAAGCCCCGGCTAAACCGGCCCCGTTCCTCAGAAAAGTGCAATTCTCGATATTGACCAACGTCCCGGCAGCACCAGTAAGGTTTATGCCATTGGTGCCATTGGTGTAGAAATCGCAGCCATAAATAATCACCCCAGTGGACGAGCTAGCTGTCACCCCATCGCGGCCATTGTTGGCGGCAATGCAGTCCTGCAATGTAACCCCTGAAGAAATCACGAACCCGCTGGTTCCTGTCCCGGTATTGCCTTGCGCCACACAGCGTCTTGCCACAGTTCCGGCTGCCAAAAGCGAATACGCGCCCTGAGTAGCATTGACCGCATTGCAGCCCTGTGCCTCACATTCTTCAATCACCGCAATTTGATTCACTTGCAAGCCGACCCCACGAGAAGAGGAAAACAAGCACCCCCTAACGTAGCCTTCATTTCCAGCCATGGTGAGCAAAACAGCGTTTCCACTTATTCCGTTGCGCGTAAACCCCAAATCCACCACGTCAATGTTGTTCCCATTAATGGTGCACATGGCAAAACCAACCCCGTTACCGGTATTAATAAAGTAACTAAATCCACCGTCCCCGGCATTGGTCCCATAACCCTGGAACCGAATTGGCCCGTTGCTGTTCTGCACAAAATTTGTGCAACTGTTGAAATCGAAATTCTTGAAGTTTACCCGTGGCACATCCGTGGCCAAGTTGGTCATCAGATTGTTCACCAAACTGAACGGGAATGCGTCAGAGTTCGCACCACCCACCCAGGGCCCTTGCCACGCACCGCCCACCCGAATGCTGCGCGTCCCCGTCCCGTCCGCCGGCGCTGTGCCTGTCTTGATGGTCGTACTGACTGTGATCGTGTCGGCACCGTCGTTTACGGTCGTAATGCGCCCAATGAACGCTGCCGTGGTCGCCCCATCCACGTAGACGCTGGCCCACATCCCGGCGGTGACAGCGGACAGGTCGGAACCCGCCTTGGTGTAAACCCCAGTGGCCGCAACCCAGTCCCCGGCGGTAGTGCTGAACAGCGGCGTCGCGTTGGTGGTAGAACCGGCATTCACGTTCGTGCCGCCAGAGTTTGCATAGAACTCGGTGAAAGCGCCTCGGGCGCTCACGCACACTAACAACAGCAGCAGGGCAAAAATGGTCCTCATCGGTAAAAGGCGGCAACAGTGACGTCTATGTTGGTGTTCCAACTGTCGAAGGCGACCTGGTAAGTCACCCCGTTGGTGAGCGTCGTCCAGAGCGTTGACCCCTGGTTTGTCCCCAGGCTGATACTGAACTGTGAGCCGCTCGGCCACACCACCGTCCGGTTGACCAACTGCGGAACCAGCTTCCATTTCACCAGCATGTTCTGGCCGGCGGCGAATCCGGTGAAGTTGGTGATCGAAATGTTGTTGGTGAGGAAAATTTCCCGGGTAAGCGTCGTCTGAAAGTTGACGGTCAGATTGGAATTGGCCGTTGAGTTGGTGGCCACGAAATCCGACGTGGAAAAGTAGTAACCGGTGTCGATGATGATCGCGCCACTGGGCGGATTACTGCGAATGGTCGCGCCATTGGTGCCGACAAAAGAGGTGTAAGCAGGGTTGGCCGCGAAGGATGGCAGCGCCAGTCCAACAAGAGCCAAAACGAATAAGAGAGTTTTCATACCCATGTTTGTGAGGGGACGTCCCACTGCAGAAGTGAACCCCCGCCAACCGGATAGTCCAGCGCCGGTAAGGTCGGATCATCGGGTGCCGCCGGGGAACGGCCCTGAGTAATTTGACTGCCACCGCCCCCGCCAACGCCCCCCTGCTCTATCAACGCGCACAGAAGGGCAATCTCAACGGCTAAAAGCGCCCCGGGCGGAACGCATGCTTCGATGCACTTGGCATCGTTCAACAACGTGTTTGGATCGCACGCCATGACTTCACGTCATCATCTCGTCTTCGGGGGCGGTTTCCCCTTCGGCCATTTCTTCTTCGCTTTCGGACTTTTCCTCGTCCTTGTAAACGCATTTTATCGAGCACTCGTCCTCGTAAACCTGCACGATCTCGACTTCCTCACGCCCGCCAGGCTTGGGCTCGTTTTTGAAAAAGCTCTTTGGAACCAGGGCAAGATTCTCTTCGGTCTCGTCGGCTTTCTCGGGCGTCTGGTCCATCGGGGTGCTGCCAGAAGTGGAAGGGGAACTCTCGTCGTTGTCCATGTAGTCAGGCATAAGAATCTTTCGATTGAAGTGCAAGGATGGTCGCCGTCCGCGCCACTTCGGACGGCGACCGACCCTATAACTGCACCCGACAAATTACGGACAGTTCGTGTTGCAGCTATCGTACGTCTGGGTGGGGTAACCAGGATCGCTGCTGCAGTTGCTGATCTCAGGCACGCAGAACGGCTCGCCGCGGTGGAAGAACACGTTCAAGAACTCGGTGTAGAGCGGGCGAATCGCCAATTTGAAATCGGCAATGAACTGGCCCTTGTTCCGGCGCTTATTCTCAACCACGCACCCGTCCGAGCCGGTGCCAAGGTTGTCCATGACGAATTGCCACTTGCCGCCGAAGTTACGGCTCGAGAAGGGCATTTCCGGGTTGACCGGCGTCGCATCGGCAACCAGCGCCTCGAGCGCCATTTTGTGCCAGATGTAGCTGATCCGGAACTGGGCATTGTCGAAGTCCGAATTCTCAATGGACCCCAACCCCGGGGCACCGCCCGCACCGCTGGTGATCTGATTCTTGTAGGGCAGCACCACCTGATACCGGTAGCGGTTGGGGGCCGAAGCCGCGCCAAGGTCGCGCACGAAGTTGAAGCGCAGTCCCATGGGATCCACGCGCACCATGAAATTGCCGATTTGGCCGCTGAACCCATAACGCCAGTAGGCGTTGGCGCTGTCCCACTGGGTGAAACGCCAGTTGGCTGCCACCGAGGGCGTGCCGCCGTTGCCCGTCTGGCCGCCAAGCTTGTCCAATTCCCAGCAGGTGGAAATATCGGTGACCAACTCAATGAACGGGGCCGTCTCTTTGAACGGATTCTTGCCGCCGTAACCGCGGCGCATGAGCGGCTCAAAGCGGCTCTGCAACATTTGGGGAACCAGCTTGAACACCTGATTTGGATTGGCCGAGCAGTCGAAGAAGCGTTCCTCATCGCCCACGAGTGACCATGCAAAGGTGAACTCGGTCATGGTCCTGTTGGCGATAAACCGCTTGTCCGCATGAGTGATTGCCCGCTTGCGCAGGAAATTGCTCATGATGTCCGTGGTGGCCGGACGCAGGATGTCAGAAATGATCTGGCGGAAATGTTCCTGAGCCTTCGTAACGTGCATGTCCTGGTCGAAGCACAGAAGCGGCGTCTGCCAGCTTTGTTCTTCCAGGTAGTAGGTGATCCGAGTCGCGCCCCAGCCGATGCAATACTCAGTCTTATCGCACGGCGTTCCCACGCAGGAAGCGTAAGCGGTCCGATTCCAGGTCTTGGTGGTGTTGGGGAAAACGTGACGGAACCGGTCGAGGGTATGCTCAACCCCGCTGTAAGACTCGAAGGTGCCCGTTTTGACGTTCAGGATCCAAGAGTCAGTGGGCCGGATGTCCGAGAGGATCAGTTTGTCGTAAACCGGCTGTTGGTCCACGAGGTATTGCGCGAACTTCGTACACGAGACGACGGATGCCATAAAAGCTTCAGTGACACAAAAGTGAATAACTCGGGCGGTAACCGCGCAAAGCACAACGCCTGCACGTAGTAATTGCCCGTGGGGTGTGTCAGAAGCTGTTCAGAGCTTCAGAAGTCGGCCACTTTCCTCACCTTCAAAGAGGCTCAAGCCGAAGTCGGCGGGCTTTTTGGACCATGCCCACGACTATGCTGGTGGCGCACTGTTACGCCAGTTTGGTCGAAAGTGTCAAGAGGCCAGTTTTGCCAGTCCAGCCAGGGCGCCTTCCATGGTGTCCGCAAAACCCTCGCCATTTTCTGTCCGGCGCGGCTCGCCATTGGTCGGTTCACTGCCCTGAAATTCCTCGAGCGATTTCTTCAGCGTCTCAATTTCCGCCCGAAGCGCCTTGTTCTCGTAATTGAGCACGGTGAAGCCAATGGCCCGGCTGCGCAGGGCGGCGTGGCGCCGGATGATCTGCTGGCGTTCCTCTTCCGTTTTGGCTTGGTTGGCGTTGAGGTGGAAGGTTTCGTCGATGAATTTGATGGCGCGCTCGAGCTTCTCATTGCGCTCGGTCTCACCTTCGATGGGTCGCAGGTACTCGTACTTTTCTGTGATCTCGCGGTTGGCGTCTTCCCAGAGCTTGGCCATGTTTTTGCGGTTGGTCAGTTCCCTGGCTTGCTGCTCGAGGGTGAGTTGCTTCTCGCGGTCCCCGCCGTTTTTACGGGCGTCTTCCAGAGCGGTGCTCTGTTTGTCGGACAGATCCTTGAGCTTGTCCCGGTGGTTCATGACCGCCGAGGCAGCTTTGCCGAACCATTCCTCGGCTTGGTCCCATGCTTCGCCAAGGGGCATGTTCGCCAGCCTGAGCATGTCCGCGCTGGTAGCCTGGCGGGTGGACCCATCGGCGTTGGTCACCGTCAACTCACTCAATTCAGAGAGCGCCCGGCGCCATGCGTGTTCGTAGGGCTTTTTATACGTCTCTTCGAAGTCTTTGCTCTTGGCGTAATTGACATGGCGGATCTCTTCTTCCAATTCCTTGTTGCGCGCTTCCAGGGTGCTGAACCGTTCGATGTGTTCCTTGGGCAACTCGCCGCTTTTCTGGGCCGAACGCGCTTCCTGCAGTTCCTTTTCAGCGCGAATCGCCCGGGCCTTGAATTGGTCCAACAGCGTCCACGGGCTGGGCCGCTTGCCGTCCGGCTTGGCCGGCGGGGTCGTATCTTCCGGCGCCGGCGTGCCTTCACCCTCTGGGGTGGTGGGTTCTTCGGCTTCCGGATCGGCCAGTCCTTCCGATCCATCCAGCTTGGCCGCCGGTGGCGCCGGTGCTGGTTTGGCCGCAGGCTTGGCAGCGGGCGCGGGTTTTGCGGCCGGTTTTGCTGCTGCCGCCGGTTTGGCAGGTTTTGCCGGCGCGGCGGGTTTTTCCGGTTCCCGGCCAGGAAGTTCGCCCTCATGGGTGAACCGCTCGAGGTCGGCAAAAGATTGGTCGAACGGGTTGGTGACCGGTGCCGGCGCGGAAGGGGCGGCAGCGGCGGCGGTTTTGGCGGGTGCGGGGGTAGCGGTGGACGGCGGTGGGGCAGCGGCGGCTGGCATAGGTTTACAACTTGTGGTCTAGGTTGGCGGACGGGCGAGTGACCGGCGGGGCGGCGGTCTCGCCAATATTGAGCAGGTGATTGATGAATTCCCGCGCACCCTCAATGCGGTGGAAGCTGGCGGCGGCTTTCTGCGGGTCGTCAGTGGGCAGCAACGTCAGCGCATATTCAACCAGCGCAGACTCGAGCGCGCTGCGGAAGGAATCACTGACAACCAGTTCGCGGTGGACCCGCAGGGTTTGTGCCGCGTCTTGGAACTTTTTGCGCGGGGTCAATACCATTGGCGCGAGTCTTCTCTCTTGAATGGCATTTAATCAAGGCTTTTGCTTGGGCGGCTTATGAGAGGCGGCAATGCGGTCGCGCCGGATGCTGGCCGCCGTTTCGATGTCTTTGGCCGCCAAATCAGCCTGATGCGTCCGCCGCTCTTTCTGCAGGTCAAGCTGGTGTTGTTCCTGTTTGCGCTTCTCATCCATTTCCCACTGCACCTGCCGCTGGGCGGTGCGCTGCGCGTGTGACTGTGCCGCATTTTTGGCTTTGACGTCGGCTTGAATGAGGATCGCCTTAATCTTTGCCGCGTCCTTCGGATCCAATCCGCCCTGGCCGTTGCCGTTGGCTTGTGCTTCCTTGGCTTGCTGCGCCAGGCGCTGGGCAAAGCCCTTCAGCAGGTTCATAAGCTTGCCCAAGTCATCTGAGTAGGCGCGCACCCGCTGCTGTTGCCCTTTGTCCTGGGCCAGAATTTGGATTTGCTCGCCAATCGTCTGGCCGACCGTCTGCAAGCCGATCAGTTGTTCGGGGGTGGCCATGTTGCCGTTCTGCTCAATGCGCTGGATCATCATGGCCATTTCGGCCAGCAGCGTCTCGGCCACTTCCACCCGGTTATCGTTAATCCCGAATTTGACCGGCAACCCCAGCATGAGCGAGCCCATGGCCACCATAGCCTTCTGCCGCGAGGTGGTGAGCGGGTTGGCTTCTTCCGGAACCAGCGTTTCGGTCAGGCCCGGGTCATCGGTCACCGCCAGGGTGGACACACGCAGGATCTCGCGCTGGCTTTGGGGATCGTAGAACTGCCGCCATTCCATGAGTTGCTGGGCAATGGCTTGTTCCATGGTCTTGTTGCCAGAACCCATCACGCGCTCGGGCTCGAGTTCCCAACATTCGGCACTCAACAGTTTCTCGGGCACCCCGCGTTTCAGGCAATTGAGACGAAACGTGCGAACATCCATGTCCCGGGAATTCTTGATGCAGAACCGGCGGAAGATCTCGTAATACTCATATTCCTGATATTGGTAAGCCTGGTTGAATCCCGCCGAAATGAGCGCGGTGGTGGCGTTGAGTTCAGCCTGAATTTGGAAGGCGGTCTTTTCGACGTCCGGGTTGGTTTTGCCCTGGCTTTGGACATAGGAAGAACTGTTCTGGTTGATTACCTGCTGATTCTGGGCCAGCCCCAATTCCGCCAACTGGGCGTTGACCTGCCAGCGTTCGGCGGGGGCAAGAAACTGCACCGTCTCGTCAATGATCCCGCGGCTGATCAGGTTAATTTTGAGCGCCCGCTCGGCGTCGTCCATCGACTTGACCCGCATATACATCATGAGCGCCTCGAACACAGCCTCGTTGAATTTGCACCGCAGCCGGTTTTGCAGGTGGCACACGGCGTAGAGCAGGAACCCCAAGGAACGCACGCTGTGATAGCGGAAGGGGGCGACGGCGGACAGGTCGGCAAATTGGAAGGAAACGATCTCGGAAAGCTTGCTGGCGTATTTGCGATCCCCCGGGTTGTAGAGCCACTGGTTGGACCCGCCGATTTTGTTCTTGTCCGGCACCACCCCGCCAACGCCCGGCGTCCCGTATTGGTCGAGCACGATCCGCCGGTTCCAGCCGCTCACCTTTTTAGAATCATTCCAAAAATAGAAATCCCAGGTGTCGATGGTGGGCACGGCGTCGGAAGCGTAGAGACCAGAATCCTGCTTTATCCGCTCTTCCATTTTTTCCGGTGACCACACTTCCGGCCACGTTGTCCCTGAAAGTTTGGCCGTCTCTTCGTCGACCCACTTGAGGCAGGCGTTGACGTTGTCCATTTGCCACGCCTTGTCCACGTTGGGCCCGTGGGTCAGCCGGTAAAGTTCCTCGCCAGTGTAAGAGCGGAAGATGGCGTAGAACGGCAAATTCTTCATCGTCAGCAGGGTGTTGGACGGGATCATGACGTCCTCGATACCCACGCAATCGGGGCACCAACCCTGCCGCGTTTCCCATGCGCTTGGCCCAATGCCGTGAAGAACCAATTGGGCGAACTTCGACCGCTGCGTTTCAAAGTAGTACGGGCACCGCTTCATAATGCGGTTGATCTCTTTGGTCACAATGGACCCGTATTTCTGGCGGCGGTGAGATGGGCCGTAATCAGTGCGGGCGGTGAAGAAAGCACCGGGTTTTTGGAAGGCGTTGGCGAACTGGCTGCGGGCGTCATGGGCCAGCTTCGTGCCCTCGAGGCTGTTGACGTTGATCGCAATGTTGTTCTGCTGCTCTTCCTCGGCGGTGTAAGGCGGGGCGCCGTTGAAGAGGTCGTTTATGCGGGCGCGGTTGCGGGCGCGGGGGTAATCAGCCAGACGCATTTGCCAAACCAGCTGCTCGACCACTGACGCGGTAGAAAATTGCATGCCAGCGCGGACGCTATTCCGGCGGCTTTGCTACGTCAACGCCGGCGGGAAACCCATTTGGGCGTAAAAGCAGTCAGGCGGCACAACGACGACGTGCGGCATTTTCCGGTCACCGTGCTTGGGGTGGAAGATCGGGCGCATTGCGGTGATGTCGAAGAAATTTCGGAAACACCGGTGGTAGAAGAACCCCAGCATCCAATTATCCCACAGCTGATGGCCCAAGCGGAAGCCGGTGGGGATTTCCTTGTAAGCCTCATTCCACGCCTGCGGCAGCGCGGCAAAGAAGTCCGCGCCCCAATCCACCACCCTGGCGGCGTCGTAGTTTTCGGTGGCTGGATCAAACTCATAGCGCCGGCTGGTAAGAGCCATGGCCCCCTTGGTCCAGCCTAAGTTGAGCATGTGCTTCAGGGCGTCTGAAACGACAATGTCCGCGTTGAGAATGCAGGTGGGATCGGCTTGGCATCGGGCGACCATGACGAGCAGGGAAATGTGCGGCCACTCTTCGCACTCAACGAACTCGGTTTTGGGCGTGGCCAGCCGCTTGTCGTGGGAACCGAAGAGGATGATTTTGTCGAAGACTTCGTCCCAGGAACGCTTGGCCCGAAGTTGGTTGGCGGCTACCTCAGGCGAGGCGTCCAGGGGGCGGAAGCTCGAGATTGCTACGAGCCGAGGGTGGGTGACTTGAAACATGCATTCACTTGGCGGAACGGAACGCCTCAAAGTGGTGTTCCAACAGATTACCCCTGGCCAACTGTCGAGCTAAGAGTTTTGCAAAGTACGATTCAAGGGTGTCCCACCACTTATGGGCGTTGTAAGTCATGCAGGGCCACATAACGGATCGGGTTTAATCATCCAAATGACGAAGTTTCCAATTCTGGCGTCGGCGCCGTTGAAGTCGCGGCGGAAAGCCAGCAGTTCGGCGGGCGTCATATCCTTCATCACGTTTCGCTCGGCCATTTCGATGGCGCAATCGAGGTGCTGGCGTAAAAGTTTCAGGTCAGAAAGGATCATTGATGCATCCGTTCCTCGTCTTCCGGTGTTGGTATCCATTGTTTCACCACCACGGCTTGTTTCAGTTCCGGGGCGAAGTGCTCAATTAAACACTGACGAGAGCAAAAATGGAAAATCTCATTTCGGTAGGCGACGATATACCACGGTAAAGCGTCGTAAGCGCGCCCGCATTTAACGCAGTTCATACCAGCACGTTGTAAGACTTGTTGATTATATCCTGTGCCCACGGTGCCGAGTGCTCGCCGGTGTAACCTGGCGCGCAGGACCACGCGGCCCCCTTGTCCCCCGACTGCAACCCGCACCGGGCGTAGTTCTTGGCGTTTTTTGCGGCCGTGTAAGCCGCCCCCATATAGCGGTAATGCAAGAGCTTGATCCAGGGCAGGTAACGCACCACCGGCGCGCAGTTCTGGAGAGCGTGCTTGCCGCGCACCCAGTTGATCTGAATGTCGGGCTGGAACACCACCGGCTTTGAGTAAACCGGCGCCGGCACCCCCATGGGGTTAATTTCCCAAATCTGGCGACCATCGTCCTTAGGCAACCCGTCCCCGGCCATGTTGAAACCCTCGGTGCGTATCACCTGCACCTTCTGGCCCTTTTGGAAATCGAGCATGTCCCGCATGTTGACGGCGTAAAGAAACTCGTCGGGGTCCACGATCATGACCCAGTCAAAATTACCGCGGGCCTTGGGATACCATTCCTGCCAGTGGGCCAGGAACAAATCCTCGTCAATGCCGGTGCGGTGCGGCCAGTCCCGCAGCATGACCCGTGGGTGAGATTGCAGCATGGCCCGGGTGCCGTCGGTCGAGTTATCGTCCCACACGGAAATTTCGTCGGCGAACTGGCTGTAGTGCCGCAGGAAGAAGGGCAGCACGTCCGCGCAGTTGTAGGTGATGGCAAAGACTATGATTCTCATGGCGCAATCTTCGCGCAAATCCCCCGCAGGTCGCTCGCGCCGTTGCCGTGATAGAGGCACGGTTCCTGGCCGGTGTCGGTGGTGCGCGGGCGCGGTCCGCTCATGTCGAGGAAGTCCAGCGAGTTGATATTGCAGCAAAAGCAAATTGAGCAGGTTGTATCCAGAGCGATGGGATGGCGCTTGGACAGGAACATATCCACCAAGATCTGTTGGTCGTCCTTCTCGCGCTTGGCGGCGGTGGCGGCTAGTTCCTCGGTGAAGGGGACAGCGGCTTCCGAGGTGGCAATCCACATGCCAGCGTTGAGATAGCGGCAGCGGTCGGGGCACGGCGGGTAAAGGCCAGCCTGGTTGATGTCCGGCCAGCAGTAGCACTCGGCAGCGCACACAATGGGGGAATTGAGCCGCTCGAACTTGCGCATGATCTCGTCCATGCCGGTGCCAAAGACGACGTCGTACGAATCGGTGAAAACGAAGTGGCTGTACTTGTCCTTGTTCTCGCGCACGAAACGCGCCTGCCCCTCGCTCTTCTTGTACCAGGGGATCTGCCGCCAGTCCCCGCCGCCTTCCCAGTCGGTGTGGTCGAAGTTTTGCGGCTCGAGACCGTTGCGCTTGCAGGTATCGAAGAACGCCAGCAGGTATTTTTTTGGGGTGGGGCCCCAGGTGGAAACGAGGACAGGATTCATGATTTGGCCATTTCGGTGTAAACGGAACCAGGGACTATCGCCACTTGTTCCTTCAACAGTTCCACCGTGTTTTGGAACGCTCGCTGCAACAATTCGTCGGACAGTTTTAGTTCGTAAACGCTACCGCTACGAGCCATGCCGGCCATAACGCAATCGGCAATGTGCTCGAGCACGTCCAGCAGGTTGACGTCCGGGGGCACGCCGTCCGCTATGTTGAGGTGATGCCGATGAATCCTGCGGTGATTGTCCCACCAGCCGGTTTGCTTGAATCCTGTCACGAAGTCGTGATGAAACCAGTCAATCGCCGTGAGCTTGTCCCAATCGTGCCGCCCGGCGGCTTCGGTAAGTTGGGTCTGAAAAAATGCGATCGCCTTCACCACGTCGCCAATGTGCTCGCGACTTGAGTTGAGCAGTTCCTCTTTGTTGATGTTGGCAAAGTCGCAAGTGCGCGTGTCGGCGGTGGGGGATTTGTTGACGTAGATCATATTACGTGGGGCAGGTTGCGACTCATTACTTCCAAAAACCAGTCAACTGAGTGGTGTCCGACATAATCCGGCGCTGTGTTTGTCCCCAGATGGGCGCGCCGGCAGTGGTCGGGCACCCTGGCCCAATTGCGGGCGTGCCGCCAGCGCACGTATTCGGCACCGAGGCCACGGTAGTGCAAGAGCTTGATATCACACCCCGGGCTCGAGCGCGGACTGAACTTGGTGAAGTCCGGCCCGTGCCGACCCATGGTCCAGTGAATGTGCACCCGGAATATGGCCGGCTTGTTCCACACGTCATCGACCACCCCGGCTTTGACCTGCTCGTAAATCTGGCCCGTGGTGTTGGGGAACTCGCGTGAGAACATGGTGTAACCGCGGATCTGCGGCACCTCAACCCCGTCGCGCAGGTAGGTGGCCAACAGTTCGAGCATGTTCTCATGGTAGAGAAATTCGTCGGCGTCGACCCAGATCACCCACTCAGCGTTGCAGCGCGCCTCTTTCCACGCCTCGTGGGCGAAGTCCAGAAACGCCTGATCATCCAAGCCCGTGGTGCCCGGCCAGTCCCGCAGTTCAGCTTTGGGGCACGAACGGATAAGCTCGCGGGTGCCGTCTGTAGACTGGTCGTCGAAGAAAATCATTTTATCGCACCACGCCGAGTAATGGCGCAGGAAATAGGGCATGAGCGGTGCCTCGTCCCGACAAATGCAGAAGAGCCAAATGGGCATGCTCATGCCAATGCAGCAGCCACGCCCGCCTCAGCTTCCCACTCGTCCTGGTTTTTATTCTGGTGCCAAGCAATTGAGTCGCCGGTGGCCCCCGAACAAATCTTGCACGATTCCAGCGGGTGACGCCGCCCCAAGAACACCTTCAACCGCTCGTCGGTCATTCCGGCAATCTCGAGGCCGTCCACCGTCGCCGAAATGTCCTTCCACTTCTCGGCTCGCCGCATGAACTGCTCGGGCCAGAACGTCGAGAGCGGGCACAGGTAGAAAAACCCCTCGTGAATGGTCAGGCAGCGATTCCACGGGCAACCGTGGTAAGTCCGACCGTCCGGCACAGCGCGGAACACCGGTTTGAACCCGTTGATTTCCTGCGGGCGCACGAAGAATCCCCACGCTTGAGCCTTTTCCTGCACCCACGGGACAATGGACGGGTCGAGGTCAGGATAGCACGACATGCGCAGTTCCATTTTGCGCGTGGTAAGCATTTCCCAAAAGTCGTCCTTCATTTGCTTGAGCAACTTGCCGTTGGTGAGCACCCCGCACTGTTTGGCAATGCCGCTGTCGTAGCACAGCGATAGAAGTTCGGTGACCTTGGGGTGAAGCAGCGGCTCACCGCCCTGAACGAAGAGCAGTTTTGTGCGCAGGTGGCCCTTCATGACGTCGAGGTCACGCTTGAGCACCGCCGGGTCCATGAAATATTTCTCGGTGAACTTGGTCGAGGCGTGATTGCATGCCACGCAGGCGTTCGTGCAGTGGCGCACGGCGTTAATTTCACAGCCGTAGTCAGTTTCGATCATAAAATGCTCGGGTTTTCCTCGATGAAATCGTAGAACTTCTGATCGTCAAACACGATCTCGAAACGGCCAGCCTGTCCGGCATCATAAAGCGCCTGACTGAACACGGCGAAATCGCAAGCGTCCATGTCAAAAGAACCGCACTTGCGCCATGGCTTTCCGTAACCGTTACACAACAGGACAGCTTTCACCCGTCCACTGCAGCCGCAAATGAACTTTTCATCGGACTCTTCCTTTGGCATGTAAGGAATGCACTCAGTCACCACCAGTTTGAAATGATACCCGATTAGAATCATACCCGCAAAATTCCCAAGCCACCGTGCGGGATCACACCCTTAAACGCAGCGTGCTCGGCGGTGGCAATAATTTCCTGTTTGGTGCCCTTCAGTTCATTCCAGAAGCGGGTGACCTGCACGCAGTCAGGCTGAACGCCGTGGGGCCCAATGTTGGCCAGCGGGTTGATATCGTGGAACACGATCCAGCCGCCGTGACGCACGAGCGGTTCCCACAGTTCAAATTCCTTCACGATCTGCTCGTAGTAATGGCCGTCGTCGATGAAGAGCAGGTCAATGGGCCCACCCAACATCGCCATGACATGCGTCACGCATTCCGGCGTGGTGGCGTCGTCGAGCAGGTAAGTCAGGCAGTTACCGAATTTGCCAGCATCGGCGGTCCCGTAATCCTGCACGTCGATGGAAACGGTTTGAGTCGATGTGACTTGCGAGAGCAGCGCGCCGGTGAACCCGCGGTAGGTGCCAAGCTCGACGGTGCGCGCCGGCTTCAATTCGTCGACAACCAACTGCAGGAAGGTCCGCATTTCCCATTCGTGCTGCTGAATGTTGGGCAGGTTGGCGTCCGAAAAGACGGCTTGCAGCACGCCCTCGGCATAGGTGGGAAGTGAGTTCATTTTTTAATCGCCAGAGCTTTTTCGCCTTCGACCAAAACAGGTTCAACGGCGTAAGTTCCCATGAATCGGTTCCAGTCAGCCACGACGCCGGGAAAATAGTTAGTCAAATCGTCCACCAACATTCCACCGCCGGGCCCAAGCAGATCCCAGTAAGCTTCGTAGTCGCGGAACACGTCACCCTGCTCATGGCTGGCGTCGACGTAAATCAGATTTGGCACCAATCCAAGCCACTTGATCACGCGGGCTGCCCCAATCGAGTCCATGGCGAAGGGGATAATCACGTCCTGGCAATTGTTGGCAATGATGTTGGCCACGAACTTGTAATAGAAGTCGGGGCGCCCGAAGTGCATGCGGATCTTTTCCCGTGCCCCCTTCCAGTGGTCGAATCCGGCGTACCAGGTATCGACGCAGAGAATGACGCAATCCCGGTTTTGCTTTTTGAGCAGTTGGGCCATGAAAATGGCGCTCTCACCCACGAAGCTGCCAACCTCGATAATGAAAGCGGGGTTGGTGGCGTTAATGGCTTTGGCGAAAATCTCGCGCATGGCGCCGTGGTCCCCATACCAGGTGCCGGCCCACTCGGCGGCAGGGAATCCGGTGTAGGGGTTTTTGCCTTCGTGGATCTTATCCAGCAAGAGTTGAAAGGGTGTCATCGCAAGTTTCCGTTTCGTGGTGTTTTTGACAGGGACGGTTCCCAGAGGTTGCAGGCGGGCATTTTGAGCACAATGTCAGAGGTGATCGAGTTGGACCAGTTGTCGCGGTTTAGTCCGCATTTGTAAAACCGCTTGCTGTTGGCCCGCAGCTTCACCCGATGCTCGCAGGTTTTGCACGTCTCACCCTTGGGCCCGGTGCCCGGGGTGTGGGCGTAGCCCTTGGGATCGTTCTTGCTGAAGACGTAGTCAACCTGCTCGACCCCGAACAGGTCTATGAAGCGGTGTTCGATCACGGCTTTGTTTCTGGCGTTTGGAATTCGTAATTCATTTTGGCACCGTCGTGGTAAACCTCGATAATGATGCGACCAGTCTGCCCATTGATACTAATAGCTTCGACTTCGCATTGTTTCGGGACAGCGTCCAACATGGCGGCAAGAATTCCCGGCAACGGCCTATGTGGGCCGAGAGCTTGATTGTAAGACTGCGTGTCGCTCACAGTTTCAATCCGTCGGCAGCGCCAGTTGATCGAGTTGCTTCTCTGTTTCGCTGAGTGTTTTTTTGGCGTCAGCTACGGCCGCCTCTTGTGTTTTGCCGACGCCCACACATATCCCTATGTATTTGTCGCCAGCCTCTGGCTCTGCCCAAACGCAGAAATCTTGGCCGTCGTGGTAAAGTTGATAGACCATATCACAGCAATTTCAGCAATTCCGCTGGGGTGCAGCGATAGGGTTTGCCGCGGAACACCGGTTCCTGCGGTTCCTCTGGCGAGGCATGTGACCAAAACTGAACGATTTTGTGAGGCTCGATCCATCCTTGCGTCTCGCAGTTGTGCCAGTGGTAGCGGTCATGCAGGTGGTCCCACGCGACCTGCCCGAGCGTGTTGAACTCGCAGAAGGTTTGGGGGAAAGCGTTCTCACACTCGCGAATGTAATCACTCGCCGGCTTGTGGTGGTGCCCCTCAATGCACTGGCGGGCGGCAAAGTAGGTGAGGCGGCTGTGGACCGCGGGATGCCGGCGCATGAACTCATTCTCGCTGCGTCCGCCAATGGCTTTCTCGACGGCGACCTGCCACATGCCCAGGTTGGCTTGCTGGGTGGTGACGAGCCAGTGATACGTCGCGTGCATGAGCACCGGCTTGCCGTCGACGAAATAATCCGCCGGCGTGACCGGCTCGGAAAACAGGCAATCACTGTCGATGTGACAGAAAAAATCCGCGTCGCTGAACGTGTCCGAGCGCATGATCACGTCTTCGTGGCGCAAAAACCCCTTGTCCGGCCAGTCCTCGTAAGGAACAACCCGGATGGGAATGCCGTGCTCGCCCGAGAACTCGGTGAGCAGTGGCGACATGGCCGAGAGGTCTTCCGATGGCACCAGCACCTTCACCTGGCGGAAGCCGGTGGCGAAGCGCACAATGGAACGCAGGGAATATTTCAGCCACGGGAAATGGCGGGCGCAACTCACAATTAAAATATCAACCTGCATAAATTCCACCCTTCCATTCGGTTAATAGTTTTGGGCCCTTCGACAAATTGCAGCGTTTGCACGCCACACATAAATTCTCACGCACATGTTTACCGCCTCTCGAGACGGGAACAATGTGATCGATGTGGAACATTCCATCGATCTTCTTCTGGCAATAAGTGCAGACGGCAAATGGAAGTTTAGAAACCTCTCGAATCATCGAATCGATCAATGGCTGGTAACGATCGAAGTCCCCGACTCTCAGCCGCCTGATCGTGTTGTTCCTTACGGCGGTTTCTGGGTGCCTTGTTCGATACGCTGCCCCCACCTGTTTTCGCTTTTCGGGATGAGCTTTATTCCACCGCTGCCAAACCTGCCGTGCCCGCTCTGGATTCCTCTTCATCCAGTTGCGCGAGTAACCAATGCATCGAACGGCATTCTCTTTGCACCATTTCGAGTAATATTCTGTCCACTTAGATTTGTTCTTCAACATCCACGCTTTACGAATTGGCTTCAGCCTGTCCTTGTGTTTTAGGTAATGCCTACGCGCTGCCGCTTTACGAACCGCAGGATTTTTACGCCAGTACAGCACTGTTCTCTTTCGATAGCGTCTCACCGCTTCCAAATTCAACCGCCGTTTTTTTTGAAGTGCGGTTTCAGTGGTCATTTGAAAGACGGGACGGGGGGTGGTGGGACGTATTTGTCACCCCAAGCCTTGAATAAAGTTATGGGGAAATCGGATCGGTAGAATGAAAAGAAGGTTGTTCCGCACCCGTCCGGAATTCCACCGCGATTTTCGAGCAACTGCGGATTAACGAGAAGGTGCTCTCGGAACACGTTCAAATCAGCAATGAACCAGTGGATCACTCTCTGGCTGGTTGAATCCTCGAAGCCGTAAAAGAACCAATTGCCCCAACCAGCCCTGATTTTGTCCATCTCGGTTTGCACGCCGCTGGCGCGACTTTGGCGAATCGTAAATTGGTCGTGGTACTTTTTAAGGTGATGATGCTTTCGGATCCGACATCCTATCCGAATGAGATTGGATTTAAGAACGGTAAGATCGCCAGCCTCTTTACGGTCCTGCTCAATGTTGCCGATTTCAATCAGGTGCTCACCCAGCGTCTGCTTTATTTGACGCATAAACCTGTCCGACCACTGCTTACTCTCTTCCCATGGTTTCATGCGCTGAGTCGGTCGATAAGTGAGCCGTCTTTGCAGCGGTGGAAAACCACGGCCGTTTTTGGGATTTGGTTGAGCAGCGGGCTGCCCGGCGGGAAGGACGGCGATTCGCCCTCGAGGGGATTTAAGCGGCCATGCACCTCGCCCCAGGCGCAAAAGAAAATGTGGCCAATGTCCTTCACCCAGCCGGCCATTTCGTCCTTTGCCTCAACGTCCCAGGCGTTCTGGGTGTGCGACATGGTGCGGGGCAACAGGTCGGGGGTGTTGGCCGGATAGATGGCCGTGCCGTTACAGTGACCGGCACCTTCCACGACGGGGCCGGCGAATGGTTTATGAGAATTGTCGTAGACATTTTGCAGCGCCGAAAGCCAATGGGGCTTTAACGCAACAGCGTCGGCTTCCATCCAGAGCCAATTACGATAAAGGGCGTGCATGGTTTTGGCCGCATGTTGCCAGGCAGCAGTTTGCGGAAATCGTGTTCCATGTGGAACGCTGTAGGAAGTCTGCGCAACCGAGCAAAACACGTTGGCCGCCCGGGCCGCGACGCGCCGGACCGAGTCGCGCAGGGTTGTCCGGTCGAAGGACAACATGCAATCGTGAGTTTTGGGCATCCCCATGGCTTCCATCCAGTCCAAGCTCTTGATCATCAGTTCGACGTCCAAATTGCAGAAGGGCAGGACAACGACGAAATGACCCGGGGCCGACATCCCGAGGGACCGGCGCAAAATCTGTTGCAGGGTGCCGTCCTTGCAGCGGTGAAACAGCATGGTCTCTGGATCCAGGTCGGCCAGGCTCATGGCGTTGCGCGGCGAATTGGGCCCTTTGACTTCCACGAACGTGGGCGGCAACCCGACTTCACCCCAAAAATGCTGAATCAACTTAGTGGGGGTGGCATGGCGCAAAACCACGCCCGCGCTGGACACGTCCCAAGCTTTGCTGGGGTTGGCGTCGATGCAGGGGCCGATCAGGTCAATGGCGTCGGGCGGGTAAACGGCGACGCCTGAGAGCAGTTGTCTTGGCAACCCCGATTGGTGGCAGTCGTAGACGTGGCCGAAGTAGCCGGTGCCACGCATTTTGTGAATGGCGACCAGCCAGCCGCGTTTGACGGGGATCGCGTCCGGCTCGAGCCATAGAAATGGCACCTGGTTGGCTTTGGCGTGAGAGGCGGCTTTGAGCCAGAGCGCGTTGGCGCCCGCCGGCCAACCCTCAACGGGAAAATCGGTGCAGATCAGGGACGCGCTTCGGAACGTGCGATTGGCGATGGTGAGCATGTCGACGGATTTGCCCCAGTCGACCGCGGCATCCGCAACGAGCAGCGCGTTGAATTCCTGGCACCCGCCCAACTGGCCCATGAACTCGACTAGCGAATGGGCTTGCTCGACGTCGCCGGGGCAAAAGGGGATCGCGACAATCATTCGTTTTTCGCGTGCTCGGCGCTTTCGGCGTGGTTGAGTAGTCCAATGGCCAGTTGGCGCGCTTCCGATGGGCGCAGGCGCATGCGCATGATGGGCGGGTCAAAGGTCATTTTGACGAAACCCGGCTCGTGCGTCATATCCAGCTTGAGGGGGATATTTTGGGCTACAGGATCGTTAGGATTGGGCAGGGGCCGGACAATCAGTTTTTCGTCATCGTCAGCGTTCATTAGTTGAGTGGTTTTTTGATGAATCGGTAACCGTCTGCGG